GCATTATCTCCCACCATTTTTCTTGTGGGCTGGTATACGACAGTCATTACTCTGCTGCTGCCGCCGTAGGTGGATCATCAGGGAAAACAACTTCGGACACCTTGCTGAAACCAGCAGGCAGGTCACGTAGTTCTTGTCTGTATGTCGCCCATTCCTCAGCGGTATGCGCCCCTAGGGTTGCGTCTGCTATTTGAGTCCAGTCAGTGTTACGTAACATTGAGTCACGTTGTCCTCTGACCATAGTGAAATCGAGATCCGCTGCTGCGACTCGATCTTCCATTTCTTTTATTTCTTCTGCCGTGAGTTCGATGTATTCACCATCGACACATTTATATCTTGGCTCTGCCATTATCCTGCTCCATTTATTCCATATAGTGTAAAACTGCTGTATTGCTTAAAATTGTGACCGCCATATAAAGTAAAATCTATTTCAGTGATAGCCGCTGTACTCTGCCATAACCCTGCAATTATTCTTATCGCCCACTGACTATCAGTGGTAGTTTTATTTGGTGATAGTGAACGTAATATCATAGATTTGAAACCAGTGGTATTACTATAATTAGGTATCCAATACTCCCAAATACCAAAACTGTCCGACAAGGCGCTACCTGCGGGAACAGGCGGGTAAAGTATGTTATTAGAATTAGCGGCTCCATAAGAATCAGGTGTTGCAGATTGCGCATTCATGTAATCAAAAGAGTAATTTGCACCTGTGTCGTTATTAAAATTAACCTGACCGCTGGTGTAATACGCTCCTGATTGATCTGATCTAGCGCTCGCAACGCCATACAAATGGTCGTATGAACCTGAAATAGAAGAATGCGTCACAGTAGCAGCGCTTCCACTTAATTCTTGATGATTGATAATATTAAAAACAGCCATTATGAACTCTTTATTCCGTACAAATCCATTTGTGTACCTACTTGAAATAACGCCGACGCATCGGGATAAACTTTTAGATTGGTTACAGCACTATTACCATTCCATATATTGCTCCCTACCGCTACTTTTTTGTCGCTGTTACCGATACCACCATAACAGTTCATCGTAACAATGGCTTTATTCCCACTCGCATAGTTTGGTATAAGCACAGACATATAACCAAAAACTTCACTCATCCTTGATCCCTGTCCATACGTACAATCGTAGGCTCTGAAAGCCGTAGTTTCTGCTAAAACACCAGACTGTGAAGAAGTGCCACTTGCGCCTATATATTGCATACTGTAAAGACTGTTGGTATCTATACTACCGCCGACACCTATTTGCATCCAAAGTGTATACCCATCCCCATAATGCCCATTGAGGTCAACATGGCTTTTGCATACAAGTTGTAAATGTTCATAAGTGGCAGGAATACTGGTGAACTCAAAAGATGCTGCTCCACCACCACCACCGTTATTGTGTTTTATGCTTTGTATTGCTTCGATAACAGCCATTACACATTCACCATCCTTGGGAGAACACCAAAAATGTCGAAACGGCTACCTGATGCCCAACCGTTATTTATATGAAATGTGATAGAAGTAATAGGCTTCTGCAACTCTGTATTTTGCCCATCAAGACTGTGCATAACCATTGACCCCATAAAACTTCCTTCACTCGTTTGATTATCGCAACAAGCAACTTGAAAGTTCATAACTTTCCAATATGCGGCATTGATATCAAATATTCTCGTAATAGAACTCCCAAAACAATTAGTCAAACCAAGTACTGCTGGGCAGGTATAAATATAAGAATTGT